CATCTACGACCATACCTGATGCAAAGACTGCAGCAGTATCATACTTTTTTACCATTTCTTTTGCAGTAATGACTGCTGTGTTTGGTGCTTGATTATAATCTTTGTCACCAGACATTGATAAAAATGAGATACCTGCAAACGAATACCTATTTTCAAAGACATATTTTTCTACTTCATCCCAGTCATCCACAATAATTGTATTTGACACGTTATGCCGTATTCCTTCATCTGCACAAAGTTCTTCATTTGTGCCTTCGTTGACCCAATACTTTTGTGCTAATTTTACTTTTTCAAGATGCGTGACACCAAGTAAATCATCTTTGAGTATCGATTCTTTATGTGGTATAATAGGAAATGAAACAACAACATCTGTTCCACCCTGAGACCATACTGACTCTTCAACCATCCAAGGGTTTGATTTTTGTATTGCTTGAGTTATTTCAGACTCTTTGTTCATCTGAACATTACGAATGTACATATCAGAATGCTCAGCATGAATACCAGAAGCAGTTTGTAGTAAGACCGAAGCATTACCTGATGGTTTAACACAAGTCGTTCTAGCCGCTGCATTGATTCCAAGTTTTTCTGATAGATCTTTATTAATTTCTTTGACAATCTTTGCTCCTTTTTCTAACACTTTAGGATCAAATAGTATCTTAGGATTATTCATCCATCCTGTTATTGAAACACCAAGTAGTGCTTCTCTATCAAATATTTTTTTAGAAGTTTCATCAAGAAACTTGAAGTCTGTGTACCCTGCTTGTAGAGTACCGAGGATAGATGCTGCTCGGCATGCCTTGTAAAAATCTTCCTCAGTATTGCACATGCCACCATTGATCTCTGTCAGATTACAACCCTGCCATCCAGACTTGTTACCAAGTTTTGGAAACATACCAATCTCAACACATGGATTAGTTGTATGTTCTGTAGATTCAACGAAGACAAATCCTGGCTCCCCAAACTGTTTGACTGATTCCATAATCTTGCCAAATTGCTCGGGTGAAGTTTTATCTCTCACAATCACAGCAGAATTGTTTGATCTGCCACGTTGTGGATTATCCATATACCAACTTCCTGTTTTAGCATTCATCATCTCTTCATCGTCTGGTGAGAAAAGACAAATAGTTGCTGATCGACGAACACCACCAGACAAGACAGCATCTGCTGCATGCATAGTGATATCATATACATCAATCGGTTTTATGTTTGTTGGTTCTTTGGAATCTATTACAATACCTTGGAGTAAATGTTCAATTTTATCAAGTGATCGACGAAGACCATTTGGTCCAGGTGCTTTAAACCCTCCAGAAATTTTTGATCCTTTTGGTCGTATCTGTGATAAATCAAAATATACTCTTCTTCCTTCATACTCTGGATATTTACCACCACCGACAAAGAAAGAAGACATTAAAACATCAAGTGCTGATGCCCATCCCTCTATCGAATCTTCTACGATATAACCTTTTGCTTGTTTTGTTCTTTGTTGTATTTTTGGTAATTTTTTGATATGATGTTTTTGTACAGAAAAACCTGCACCTGCACCACACAATAAAATATAAAATACTTCACCAAAAAATGCTGGTCTGTCAGCATATGATGAAGTACAGTTATACATTCTCATCTGATGTTTTAATAATTGATCACCGCCAAATTGTAAAGCACGTTGAGCACCAAGAACTCTCTGCTCCTTATATGCTGTTCTTGCTTCTTCGAAATATCCTGCTAATTCATTTCCTTTATTTTTATAATATCCTTCGTGCATATCGATAACACGATCTACTGCCTCATCCCATGATTCATATCTGTTCTCGTCATCTTTATATCGGGAGTATGCTTCGTAGAATTTAGTTTCAGATAAAAATTTCCTTGTGTCAACAAGTGCTGTTGCCATATCTTTTACCTCTTATATGTATGATTTCTTTATTAGATTATAACTATTATATATCATTTTACACATTTTGTAAAGCGCAAAATGACTAATATATTTTCAATTAGTTGAAAAATATTTTTCTATCATTTCTAATCTATCATCTGCAGCTGCTAATTTATTTAACTCTTCTATTACTGCTTCAGTGACATCTGAGTGTTCACCAATACCTGCAGGCATTGTTTGATATACCATGATATTTGTTTTATGAACTTCTATTTCACCTTCGGCATGTTTTTTCGCAGCCTGTAAAATTTGATCACCAATTTTCATTTCTCTAATTCCTTTATTCTATTTTCAAGTTCATCAATTTTCTTTGTAACGTATGGATACTTTTTTCTCCATGCGTCTTTCGGTTGTTCAAACCAAGTTAATCCCCATCTCTTAACGAGATAGTCGAGTGTAAGATCGAGTTTAGCATAACACCAAAGTCCTGCTCTTGTTCCTTTGAAGTAAGCAAGGAATGCTGCACCTGCTACAGAACCTCCAATAGCAGTATATATCCATAATGTATCTTCGAACATTCGTTCGATCATTTAATCCTCCTTAATTGTACAGTTGACATAGTTTCCCATACCATGATCTTTTACACCATCAAGAAGTCCAGATCTTAATCCTCTAAATTTATCTTTAATCCTCTGCCATAGAGTCATCTTTCGTATATTACCGTAATGATTAATATAGCACAAACTGCCATGATGCTTATAACCCATAAGAGCAAGAGGAACAGTAGTAACCACGTCATTGTTATTAACAAACCTCCAATGTGTTGTTTTGATACCTCTCACAAAGGAACGTGTTCCGGCTCTTGGAGATCCGAATGTATATAATTCTCTAACTTTTTTGAATTCTTCTATGCGGGAGGTACAAATAGTTGCCATTGCAGCTCCTAAGGAATGTCCACAAATTGTTAATTCGTAGTTGCTCATCAAGTTTATTTTTTTCAATATGTCTTCCCATAATTTATCTAACTCTCCACGGAATCCTGAATGCACCCATCCATCAGTCATTGATTTTTTTGGTAATGCATTTAGATCAGCAAGCACATCTGAAAGTTCACTTGGTTCAGTTCCTCTAAAACAGATTGCCATTTTATTAGTGTCACCATTCCATACTATGTGACACTGTGCGCCATCTACTTCTAGAAAACTATGTCCAGGATATCCTAGTTTTTTATATACTTTTTTTGCTTCTTTCGCGTCTTTATATGCGATGTCTGCCATCTGCGCGTGTTTATTTGCTGTCTCGAGATTCAGTTTCATTTATATTATTCTCCTCAGTTACTGCCTTTTCATAATACACAATAATTTCTGTTTGCTGATTTATATATCTCCTCAAGTCAGCAATATTCAAAGCAAGGTTTTCGTAATCTTTCATACTTAAAACTACAAAAGCGACTTCGCCATATTGTTCTTTGTATTCTTTTAAAAATTGATCTAATGTATCACTTGTAACAACACGAACACGTGTGTCAGTTAGTGAGAGTGGTTTGGGTCTCGCTACTACTGGAACTGTTGTCTTCTCCACCTTGACTACTGTTTTGATCTCCGTTTCTGGAGGTCTCCCCACGCAACCACTCAGGAAGAGGAGACTGACTGCCAATGTTGTTGCCAGTGTCTTCCATGAAACCACGCCATAGTTTTGCTGTAGCGCCATTCATCTTTCCTTCTAATACTGCTGAATCTTTTAATGCCTCAATCACAAGGTTAAGTCGGCTGAACTTACCACGTAATTCGTCACCATATGCTTCTGCCTTTTGTAAATCTTTTTGTAATTTATTATTTAGTTGACCCATTTTTGCAACATCTGCTCGTAATACATCAACACTTGCGTTTGCTGTTTGTACAGCAACTTCAAGTTGTGCATTGTTCTCTCGGAGTGTAGCAATACGTTGTTGAGTGTCATTGTAATACCAGTATGCTCCATATCCAAATATACCAAGCAAACCGAATACAAATAATAAAAGATATATTTTAATCATCGTTCATGAATCTAGAGAATCTTTTCAAGAGTGCTGGTCTTTTCTTTTTTCTTCTATCCAAAACATTTGTTGTAGTAAATCTTGGACCCATATTTTTAGTATCATGTGGAATACCAGCATCTGCAGTAGTAGTCATCTCTTCACTTGCAGCTTTCGCTTTATCCATCTGTGCTTGAGTTGGCGCTCCCTTCGCACCTTTTTTCCTCATGCGTTCTCCACGTTTTCTTTTCATGTTGATATTATACCAGAGACCTTTGCCTTTTTCCTCTAGACTTTCATTTTTTTCTTTAGTTTTCTGTTTCATAGCATTTATGAACTTTCTATAAACTGCAGCAGGTCCAGTTTTTCCCATGACACGAGCACGTTGTTCCATTGCGATTGCTGCTTGTATTTTATGAGCATGTGATTTACCTGAGTTTTTTATTTTTGCGACAGATGCTTTTGCGTCATCAACTGTTGCAAATTTGAGACCATGGATAGTGCCTTTAGGATTTTCATCTGTATACAAATCACTGTGTTTATCTGATCCAGCAGGTTGTCCTTTTTTCCTTGGTATCCTTTTATTGCTCATTTATAAATCTCATTTATAGTAATATAAACTTGTTGATTTGTTTTTAAATGCGTTGCCTCATATATGTCTAATCCAAAAACATCTCCAACAGGATAACAATCATCTTTTATTCTGATCTTATCTTTTGAAAACACCCATTCTTCAAATGTACTATTTAAAATTTTATTTTCTTTCACTTGATAAATTCCAGGAATAAGTTGTTTATCATTAAGAGTGAACCAACTGCTGTTTGCTTCACTTAAAAAATCTAGTGAATCGATGCCAGATTTACTTAAAATATTTGAAAGGTCTTTATCGGTGAGTTTGTAATGTTCTTTTATGAGGAATAACCCAGCCGCGAAAGATCCTAACTTTGACCCTCCTCCTGGGATATTTGATAGTAATCTTTTAAGATTAGCGACAAGACGAATGAATGGTGTGTATGCTGATCTTTTGGCATCATCATCCATTTTTACAGATTTGATGCGTTTACCATTTTCGTCAATCAATCCTTCTTTATATGCATCCCAATCTTTCCAATCAAGGACTAATAATCTAATAAAACGAAAAGTATATGCAAGGTCTGCTGCTCTTTTTACTAATCCCATTATATTTTCCTCAACATTTCTACTACCTTTGAATCCATCACTATCCCTGTATATTGATCGCTTCTAATATATCTTAAAAATATCAAAAATGGTTTTATTACTGGCCAATGGTGTTTGTCAAGTTTTAAATCAAGCATATTTAAACTTGCTTCTATACCAAAAGAATTAAATATCACAATCAAATGATTTAATATTAATCTCTCAGCAAGTTCATCATTTTCAACATAACGATTTACTAATCTTTTAATATATTTAAATCGTTTCAAATCCTCATAAAATTCTTCTATATCAGAGAACTGAGGTTTATAATAGTGTTTAGCAGCATAGAGAAACAAGTTCTCTTCGGTAAGTTCATTGAATATCATCATAAAGTTATATATTCAATATTTTATACTTTAAAAAGCATCATCTTCTATTAATTCATCATCATAGAGTTCATTTTCTAAAATTTCTTTTATTTTTGCCTTTGATGATTTGGGATCGATTTCTATTTCCCAGTCCTCGGCAGTTTCTATTAGTTCTGCCTTTGTCATAGAATCTAGATCGAGATCTTCGAGTTCATCATCTTCTTCCCAATCTACATCATCACTATCCCAATCTTCATCCTCTTCATATATCACATCATCTGATGGTTGATCAATTAATTCAGTCATAGATTGAGGATTGTTATAGTCATCTATATCCTCAATAGATATCTTCCTTGCAACCAAAAGTTCACCTGTTTTAGGATGTCTCCAACCTTGTGGAGTTGGTATAGCATCTTTTTGAAATGATGGAGGATTAATCGCCATTTGTATCTCCTACCAATTACTGTTCATATATTGGTTTTGAAGTGCTAATTTAACTTCTCTGACAGTTGATTCTTCTTTCATGCCTGCTTTTTTAGTAATATCTTCAGGTTCGTTAATAATATTTTTATCTCCCTGATCATTATCGGTAGTGCGTTTTTTAGCAGTTTTAGTCACTTTACCAGCCTTTGAAGCATCATCATGCCCTTTACTTACCAAGTCTGGATCTGCAGCATTACCTTGTATATCTGCTTTCATTTTTTTCGCGCCAGCACCTGATAATTTATCATCATCTGTTTCAGGTCTCGTAGCACCTTTATAGTGTTTTGAACGATCACCCTCTAAAACCATCATTAATTTATCTCGTATTGTCAAAGATTCTTTCTGTTCCATCGGAGCTCCTTTTTTATCCCCCATTTTAGGATTCATTTCAGCAGTATCACCCTTCATGGATTTACCATTTTTCTTTTTCAACTTTTCTTTTCTATCTTCAGGATCCATCTCTGAATCATCATGAGATGTTTCGTTTTGACTGGTGATTGCTTTCGCAGTATCTTTTTTCATAGTT